CGCAGTTCAATATACCGGTTCTTTTATTATTGTAGATACACCTCAAGATGTTTCAGGAACAGCTGGAGTAAGTAGCGTCACAATTAGCTGGTCACCTGTTACGATTGCGTCACCAAACGCAATTACAAAATACCAGATTACTCATTTTATCACTGGCGACTCGTCAGTTATTAATACAATAGATGTTAGCGCAAATATAACACAACTCACAATCACTGGTTTAATAAATTTTCAAATACATGAGTTTTCAGTAAAGGCATTTAGTAATTTATTTTTTTCACAATCATCCTCACCATTGAAATTAACTCCTACTTTTGATAATTCACCTTTTATTTTTGAATATGTTTATTATACTGTGAACAACTCTGGATTTCCACAATTAATAGCAAATTATCCTGTTAATCCTCCTTCTTCTAATTGGGTCTTGATAATTCCTTCAGAAATTACTCGTCCAGGATCTGAAACTATATACACTCTTGTAACTGTGGGTTATCAAGCTTTTCGCGGTTTGCAACAATTAATAAATTGTGTGATTCCAGATTCAGTGACAAGTATTGCCCAGATTGCTTTTTATGATTGCCCAAATTTGACAAGTATTACACTATCTAATTCATTGCTGAATATAGTTGATTATGTATTTCCATTTTCTTATAGCTTAAGAAATATTATTATTCCCAATTCAGTTACAAATATAGATGGTATCGCATTTTATGGTTCAGGTTTAAGAAATATCTTTATCGGTTCTTCAGTGACAACTATACGTCAGTCAGCATTTAGTAATTGTCCCTATTTAAGAAGTGTTGTATTTCTAGGTGATATTATACCAGATATAGCAGGGGATAATTTCAATTACAATACAGAAGACACTGTTTATTATAAACCAACAGCATATAACAATAATATAATCAGCACTATAGTACCTAGTATTTTTACATACGCAATGGAATATACAGATTCTTTTATTTTTCTAGACGCTCCTCAAAATGTTACAGGAACTGCTGGTGTAAATAGCGCTACAATTAGCTGGTCAGCCGTTACGATTTCACCACCAAATACAATAACAAAATATCAGGTTAGTTATTATAATAATTCTACTCCATCGAGCATTACTACAATAGATATTAGTGAAAATATAACACAGATTACAATCACAGGGTTAACAAATTTTCAACCATATAGCTTTACAGTAAAAGTGTTTGTTAATGTTTTGGTGTCAGACTCTTCAACAATAGTTCAAGTAACACCTAGTTTTGATTTGTCAAGTTTTACATATGATTATGTTGTTTATGATGTGAACAACTCTGGATTTCCAGAAGTTGTAGCAAGAACTTTTGATAATCCTCCTTCTAATTGGAACTTGACAATTCCTTCAGCAGGGGTTACTCGTTCTGGAACTGTATACACTGTCGTAGCTTTGGCTAATGAGTCATTTAGGAATTGTGTAAATTTAACAAATATTATTCTTCCAGATTCAGTGACAAGTATTGGTACTTTTGGGACGTTTTATAGTTGTTCAAATTTACAAAACATTAATTTTGGAAATAGTATTTTAAGTATTCCTGATAATGCCTTTACTTATTGTTCAAGTCTAACAAATATTACTATCCCTAATTCAGTGAACTTTATTGGTATAGGAGCGTTTGTTGGTTGTTCAAGTTTAACAAAATTTGTTATTCCAGATTCAGTGACATTCATGACAGCTTACGTAATAGGATTTTACTTAGCACCTAGCAATATACAAAAACTTACTATTGGTTCCGGAACAACAACAATTAATAGTGATGTCTTTGCTGATTGTCCAAGTTTAACAAGTGTTATATTTGTTGGTGATATACCAGATATAGCAGGTAATAATTTTCAGTCAAACACAACCGATACGGCTTATTATAAATCGACTACATATAACGATAACAGAGTAAGTATTTTAACCCCTGCAAATTTTACATACGCAATTGTATACACAGATTCTAGTGGTATTTTATTATATGCTCCTCAAGATGTTTCTGGTTCAGCAACTAAATATAGCACTACAATTACCTGGACAGCGGTTATTCCTTTATCAGAAGATACAATTACAAAATACCAGATTAGTTATTATGATATTAACAATTCATCTAGCATTACTACTGTGGATGTTAGTGAAAATGTTACACAAATTACGATATCAGGTTTAACAAATAATGAAACATATGATTTTACAGTAAAGGCATTTGTTAACAATACACAATCACCAGTGTCATCAATAGTTCAAGTAACCATACCAGCTATGTATAATTTATACGCACCTCAAGACGTAATTGGAACCGCGGGTGTAAATAGCGCTACAATTAGTTGGTCAGCAGTTATACTTGTATTTCCATATACAATCACAAAATACCAGATTAGTTATTATAACACTACTAGTCCATCCAGTATTACTACGGTAGATGTTAGTGAAAATATAACACAAACTACAATAACTGGATTAATAAATTTTCAAACATATGGGTTTTCAGTTAAAGCGTTTATAAATGATGATTCATCTGACCCTTCAACAACAGTTGAAGTAACCCCTGGGTTTGATAGGTCAAGTTTTACTTTTGAATATGTTCGTTATGATCTTGACAACTCTGGATTTCCACAAGTTGTAGCAAGGTATTCTGTTGATCCACCACCTAATTGGGAATTAACGATTCCTTCAACAGGTGTTAGTAATGCAGGATTTTTATATACTGTTGTAGCTGTTGGTAATAATGCATTTCGCGCTGTTTCAAATTTAATAAGTTGTTTTATCCCAGATTCAGTGACACGTATTGATCCGGGTGCTTTTTTTGATTGTATAAATTTGACAAGTATTACACTCTCTAATTCATTGACAAGTATTGAGGGATATTTATTTGCTTTTTGCTCAAGCTTAACAAATATTGTTATCCCAAATTCAGTTACAAATATTGATGGGGCTTTTCCTGGATGTACAAGTTTCACAAATATTGTTATTCCTAATTCAGTAAGCAATATTGATAACGGTTCATTTGAGGGTTGTACAAATTTAACAAATATTGTTATCCCTAATTCAGTGAAAAATATTGGTCCTCATGTGTTTCATTCTTGCAGTAATTTAACAAATATTGTTATCCCAGATTCTGTCACAAATATAGGAAATAATGCGTTTCAAAGTTGTGGAATAACAAATATTGATATTCCAACATCAATTTCAAGCATTAGTAATGGTTTGTTTGCTGTTTCAGGGATAAAAAATATTGTCATACCAAATTCTGTAACAAGTATTGGTGACGGCGTGTTTATAAATACACGATTAACAAGTATTGTCATTCCAAACTCGGTAAAAAGTATTGGTAATAATGTATTTTTTCAATGTAATGAATTACCCAGTATTGTTATTCCAGATTCAGTTACAAGTATTGGTAATAGTGTATTTAATTATTGCGAAAGTTTAACAAATATTACTATTGGAAATTCAGTAAAAAGTATTGGAGAATCTGCTTTCGCACAGGTTAATAATTTACAAAGCATTGTTATCCCAAATTCAGTGACAAGTTTAGGGGTGGGCGCTTTATACTGGATGGCAAGTTTGACAACGGTTACACTATCTAATTCATTGAAGGTTTTAAATGATGCCTTGTTTGCTAATTGTTTTCTTTTAAAAAATGTTGTTATCCCAAATTCAGTAGAATCAATTAAAATCTATGCGTTTGCTAGTTGTCATGGTATACAAAATATAGTTATCCCAGATTCAGTGACAAATATAGATAATTATGCATTTGGAAGTTGTATAAATACAACTAAGCTTATTATTGGTACCGGAATTACAACAATTAACAATAATACATTTAGTGATTGTCGCAGTTTGACAAGTGTAATATTTTTAAACACAACTATACCAACTATAGAGATAGGTAATTTTACAAATTCACTTGATACAGCATATGTCCAGCCAAATGCTTCAGAATTAACTAATTTAAACCCCTATTTTAACAATATTGTTACTATGTCTCTTGATCCACCACAAAATGTTACCGGAATTCCTAGTAATAATAGTGCTACAATTAGTTGGTCTGCTAGAGTTCCATTGTTTGGTGAAATTACAAAATACCAGATAAGTTATTATGATATAACAACACAATCAAGTATTACTACTGTAGATGTTAGTGGAAATGTTAGTCAAAGTATAATTACTGGATTAACAAATGGCGAAACATATGAATTTTCAGTAAAAGCGTTTATAGATGAATTATATTTATCATCAGACGCATCATCAACGGTTCAAGTAACCCCTTCTGCGTTATCTATAGATCCACCACAAAATGTTACTGGAACAGCAGGTATAAATAGCGCTACAATTAGCTGGTCAGCAGTTACGATTGTATCACCATATGAAATTACAAAATACCAGATAAGTTATTACAACTCTTCTAGCCCATCAAACATTATTACTGTGGATGTTAGCGGAAATCTTACACAAACTACAATCTCGGGGTTAACTGCTAATGTAAGATATGAATTTTCAGTAAAAGCATTTAGTGATTCATTTTTTTCACAACCATCATCAACAGTTGAAGTAACCCCATTTTCTTTATATGCACCACAAGATGTAAGCGGAACAGCGGGTTTAAATAGTGCTACAATTACTTGGTCAGCAGTTACAATACCTTTAACAATTACAAAATACCAGATTAGTTATTATAACACTACTACTCCATCAAGTATTACTACAGTAGATGTTAGTGGAAATATAACACAGATTACAATTATTGAATTAATAAATTTTCAAACATATGGGTTTTCAGTTAAAGCGTTTATCAATGATTTATCATCAGTCCCTTCAACAACAGTTGAAGTAACTCCAGGTTTTGATAGGTCAAGTTTTATTGTTGATTATATTCAATATGATGTTGACAACTCTGGATTTCCACAAGTGGCGGTGAGTACTGTTGTTTTTCCCACACCTTCAAATTGGGATGTTATAATTCCTGAAACTGTTACACATAGTTATGTGGCTTATACAGTAAAGAAAATTGCTAATTATGCGTTTGGAAGTACCACAAGTTTACGAAATATTACTATACCTAATAGTGTTACAGAAATAGGCGATGGCGGATTTTATACTTCTGGATTAACCAATATTGTTAGTTGGGGTGGTGTAACAAAAATAGGAGTAGCCGCTTTTAAATGGAGTGCTATAAAAAGTGTAACTTTCCCTAATGATAGAGATATTACATTAGGAGCATCGTTTGCGAATGGAACATTTTTTGATTGTGCTTCACTGACTAGTGTTACATATGGTAGTATGATGACTGTAATAGTAGGTTTTATGTTTCAAGGTTGTACTTCATTAACAAGTTTTACAAATTATGGTGGGGTAATCGCAATAGGTGAACAAGCTTTTTATAGCGATTCTGCTTTAAACCAAGAATTTATAATATCTGATAATGTTACATATTTACAAAGGGGTGCTTTGGCATGGTGTGGAATAACAAAAGTTACTATTGGTACACAAATTACAAACATTGATGCTTATACATTTCAAACACCTGGTTCACTTACAACCACTGTATTTAAAGGTACTGATATACCTACAATAAGCGGAACAGGTAATTTTGGTTATGGCGCAGCTTATTACATACAAGGAGCCACGAATGTTAGCAGATTGAATGGGTTTTTCCCAAGCATTATAGAATACACAGATACTAACGGTATTTTGTTATATCCACCTCAAGATGTTACTGAAATAACAGGTCTAAGTAGTGCTACTATTAGCTGGTCAGCTGTTATACCCTTATCCAAACATACAATTACAAAATATCAGATTAGTTATTATGATATTAGTAATTCGTCTAGCATTATTAATGTAGATGTTAGCGCAAATATAACGCAAAAAGAAATAACTGAATTAATAAGTGAAAATACATACAGTTTTACAGTAAAGGCTTTTGTTAATGACATATCATCTGCCGCATCAGAAATAATTCAAGTAACAATACCAAAAATTAATGTAGATCCACCTCAAAATGTAACCGGAACAGCAATTGATAGTAGCACAATTAGAATTAGTTGGTCAGCAGTTACAGTTCTATCACCAAATACAATTACAAAATACCAGATTAATTATTATAATGTAGGCTCGTTACCATGTAACGTTACTACGATAGATGTTAGCGGAAATATTACACAATATGATATAACCGGATTAACAAATTATCAAACATATAAGTTTTCAGTAAGAGCATTTGTTAAAAATTCAGCTTCAAACAAATCAACAAAAGTTCAAGTTATCATATTTTTTATGGATGCCCCACAAAATGTTACAGGAATCGCGGGTGTTAATAAAGGTACAATTAGCTGGTCTGCTGTTACAGTTCCATCACCATATACAATCACAAAATACCAGGTTAGTTATTATGATATTAGCAATTCATCAATTATTACTAATGTAGATGTTAGTGGAAACACTACAGAAAGTCTAATAACAGGTTTAACTAATTTTCAAACATATGAATTTTCAGTAAAAGCATTTGTTATTGATTTTTCGTCCAACGCATCAACAATAATTCAATTAATACCATTTACAATAGGTACCCCGCAAGATGTTACCGGAATCATAAACGCAAATAGCGTTAAACTTAACTGGACAGCAGTTATAGTTCTATCACCAAATACAATTACAAAATACCAAATAAATTATTATGATGTTAAAACACCATTAAATATTATTACATTGGATTCAACTGAATCATTCGCCTATATAAATGATTTACCAGTTAATAATAGTTATATTTTTAGCGTAAAAGCTTTTGTTAATTCCGATTCATCAGAATCCTCTAGTAATGTAACTTTTGAATTAACAATTAGTAATATGTTACAGAATGTAATAAAAAATTTTACTACTGAACTACCACCACCATCTTTTTTTTATAAATTAGTAACATCCGGATTTACACAACAAGAATTATTAGATGCAAATGTTCAAAGTATAATATTTACTGATAAGCAAGTAATGAAACAATCAGTAGAACAACTTTCAATAGAACTTGGTATACCAATTACATACATAAATGCTGACATAAGCATCCTAAACAATTGGTAATTAAAAATAAATTTGTAATTTGAATAAAGATATTATTTAAACTAGTTTTTATAAATTAGTTTAAAAAGGCAAAAAATAAAAAACATATTTAGTAATTATGGACGATTTTTCTATTTCAAGTTTACACGAATCTAAAAACGAATGGGCGTCTCGTTTGATTACTATATTAACACCATTAATAGTTGATGGGTATAGGTCTGTTTTAGATGAAGCATTGAAACTATGCCGAGAAAATAATGAAACCGAGAAATATTTAATGACATTTCAGAATTTCATTTCAAGGATTCCAAAGTGGAATCAAACAATTATTGAAACAGAGAAAAATAGAATTTGTGAAAAATCGGGTTGTAGTTATTTAGAGGATTTAGTAACTTGTGTTCATATAATACAACTTAAAATTTTGACTGCTATGAGAGTAGGACAAAAGCAGAAAAAGATTGATATTAATATTCCCAAGTTGGATGATTTTATTCATAAAGTGTATATAAATGTGGCAAGAAAAATATATAAAAATGTTTATTTGTTTGAATTAAATATATCACCTTTACAAATTCAAAAGCATAATAGGGAATTAGAAATAATTGTTCAAGAAGGAATTTTAAATACATTAAGAGAGAGTATCCCTGTAGATGCGATTTTAAAGGCGTATATGGATGAAACAATTGAAGAAAATGTTACAGAGGAAATTAAAGAAACGTATGTTGATGAACCTATCAAGGTTGAAAATAACAACAATACAAATAATAACAATACAAATAATAACAATACAAATAATAACAATACTTCAAATAACAATAATACAAATAACACAAATAACAATAACACAAATGCCACAGATAACCTTTTTGGTAGTAACAACACTCAAAAACCCAAATTGTCATTTAACAATAATGATTTTGTTAGAGATGAATTTAATAATGAACAAGTAGTAAACGCATCAAAAGATTTTGATAGATTAGAGCAAATTGGCATTGAAAGGGCAAGACAACGAAAAATGGATGAAGAAGACGATGACGATGATGATAATGTAAGATTAAAAATATCTGACCAGAATATAGAATTAAGTAGTTTAGATATACATCAAATTAACGAGCCAAATATAAATTTACTTCCAGATTTATTGATTGATGATATTGAAATTTTACCATAAACTAAATTATTGCGTTAAAATATAAATAAGATTGTGCTTTAGTATTTTAAATGGATAATATTTTTATGTTTGCTTTAATAATTTCTATCGTATTTTTTATAGTTAAATTCATTGAAATGAGATATGTAGATAGCGAGCCGAAACCATTAAAATTGCTTGTAAGGGATACCTTAGTAGTCTATTTTAGTGTAATTTTTGGAAATTTTATTTTAGAACAAGTTCAGCCAATGTTAAATAATGGTGCCGAAATTTCTAAAATAACACCTGTATTTACAGACAATCCTGGGTTTTAAAAAATACAAAAAAATACAAAAAATATACAAAATAATAATATAAATTTTAAAATTATATTATTTCAAACATTTTCAAGTAAAAAATACATTACGCGTAAACAGGAATTTTATCAATATCAATAATTTCACCTGGTATATTTTGACTTTTATATTCATATGCCATAAATTCAGGTCTATTTAGCTGAGCTTGAGGCGTATGATTATGAACGCAACGAGCAATCATTTTATATAATTTAAAGTCCGGATATCTATCATCCCCATTTGTTTTGTATAGAAGATTTAATCCCTTATCATCAAGACACCATTCAACAACTAATTTCTTAACAGGGTCGCATATATCCAGATTTTTGGTTTCTTGTAAATCATCTACAACATAATCGAATATAGAACAAGCCAATCTACAAATATCAAAACTAAAATTCGGCTCTAATCGTGGTTTCTTTTCATTAAAATATGGCTCTGTATTATATTGTGTTGCTGCGTCACCATTGCTGTTGAAACTATCACTGCAAAATATTTTTCCTTTGTATTTATAAATACTTCTGCCAAAATCTATTATTTTAAATATTCTACCAAAAGTGGGAACCTTATAATTTTTATTTTTATAACGGTAATATAAAAATTTTTTAGTTGTGCTGATATACATAACATTATTAGTATGAAGGTCATTATGAGTGAAAGAAAATGCCTTTTGATATGTTATTAAAATCATAATAACTTGCATAAACGCCGAAAACCATTCTTCTTGTGTTAATTCGTTATTTAAAATCAAATCATCAAATGTATTTTCACAATTTTCTAGGCAAATTATTTGAACTGGGAACTGGGGAATTGTAGCTTCAATAACTTCCTCTATTTCTTCTTCATCAGATTCATCAATATCTTCCCAGTTTGAATCGTTATCGTCATTCTCAACATTTTCATTATTATCATTAGTTTCATTAGTTTCATTAGTTTCATTAGTTTCATTATTATCATTATTATCATTATTATTATTATCATTATTATTATTATCATTATTATCATCATTTTCATCATTTTCATTATTTTCATCATCAATACTATTCTGTGTTGATGTATGAGATGTTCTTGAAGAACAACTGGAGGACGATTTAATAGTGGCAGATTTGGAATCATCTTTTTTATCAAAAAAATTAGTTTCTGTCATATCAATAAGTTCCATAGACATATTTTTAAGATCATTCAAATCAATATGATTAGTATTATCATCATTGTTAAAAATATCTTCATATAAGTCTTCATTAATAGATTTTATAGATGAATTTGATTTAATACTTGAATTGTACTCAATTTTAATAGGTTTAAGTTTAACAGTTTCATCTTTAAAAATATGGTCATAATTATCAACCGTAAATAATACATTTTTATTTTTATTAAAAAAATCGGAACTAATTAAATATTCTAAATCGTCATAAATATTAATTTTAAAATCATTTTTAATACCTAAAAATGAGCCATAATAATCAACGCCATTAATAAAATTATTATTATGACAAAGGAAACTGCTTAAATATGAAAATAATCCATCAGTATATGCTGAATTGTTATGGTCTATAATTTTTTGATTAATATTTGAATTATTTGAGTCTAAACTAGGTAAATTAAATAAACTTTCATCATTTGTATTATACTTACCAATTAAGTATTTAAAAGGGTCTAAAAGAGGAGCTAATTTAAAAAATATTTGTTTGTCTTTCGATTTTTTAGTGTTATCTAAACTTTTAACCTTACAATTAAATATATTAAGATTTTCTTCTAATCGGTCATTCACTTCTGTTATGTAATGGTTGTGGTTCAAATTAATAGCATTATAATTTGTTTCATTCAAATTGAAAAATCTTTGATATATAGGAATAAAGTTCTGGGTTTTAGAGATACATAATGATTTTTTTTCTTCTAAAGATTTAAAAAGTTCTTGATTCTTCCTTTTATGATAATTTACTTCTATCATTAATAGCTATTTAATATATAAATAATCCATTTTTTTAACTTATTATTTGTATATTTGTATTAAAAATAATCAAATAATCAAATAAAAAAAATAAAAAAAATAAAAAAAATAAAAAAAATAAAAAAAAAAAAAAAAAAAAAAAAAAAAAAAAAAAAAAAAAAAATAAAAAAAAAAAAAAAAATAAAAAAAATAAAAAAAATAAAAATGCGTATTATTAATAAATATAAAATTCTATTATTTATTAATAATAAAAATGACACTTGAATTAAAAAAATTTGACATGAAAAGCATCAGTTTCAAGCCTAATGAAAATAAAGGGCCTGTTGTTGTATTAATAGGTAAACGTGATACAGGTAAATCTTTTTTGGTTAGAGATTTATTGTATTACCAACAAGAAATACCAATAGGAACAGTTATTTCAGGCACAGAAGAAGGAAACGGCTTTTACGCAAAAATGGTTCCAAAATTGTTTGTTCATAATGAATATAATACGGCAATTATTGAAAATATATTGAAAAGACAACGAACTGTTTTAAAACAAATTAAGAAGGAAATGGAAACATATAAACGAAGTACAATTGACCCACGTGCTTTTGTTATTTTAGATGATTGTTTATATGATGCTACATGGACGAGAGATAAAATGATGAGATTACTTTTTATGAACGGTAGACATTGGAAAGTAATGTTAGTAATAACAATGCAATATCCTTTAGGTATTCCGCCTACTCTTAGAACAAATATCGATTATGTTTTCATATTAAGAGAGAACTATATTGCAAATAGAAAAAGAATATATGAAAATTATGCAGGTATGTTTCCAACATTTGAATCATTTTGTCAGGTTATGGATCAATGTACAGAAAACTACGAGTGTTTAGTTATTAATAACAATTCAAAATCAAATAAATTACAAGACCAGGTATTTTGGTATAAGGCTGACAACCATAATGATTTTAGATTAGGTTCAAAAGAATTCTGGGAATTATCTAAAAATATGGGGGATGATGAAGAAGAAGAACAATATGACCCAAATTCTATTAAAAAACGTGGTGGTGGGCCTAAAATCAGTGTTAAAAAGACAAAATGGTAATAAAAACAAAATATTAAAAATAATATTATTCATTTAAAGAATAAATAATATTATTAAATATAAAATGAAAATAGGTGTAGCCATACCTTGCTATTATGGTCATATTCAAAGATTATATGAATTATTAGACTCAATTGAGAAACAAACTATATTTCCAGATAAAGTAGTTGTAAGCAGTTCTTCAACAAGTGTTTTTAAATATAATAAAGAATACTGTTTTCCGTTAGAAGTAATTGTTACAGAAGATAAACAAAATGCTTCAAAAAATAGAAATATTGCCGCTTCAAAATTGAATGATATGGATTATATAACATTTATTGATGCCGATGATATAATGCATCCTCAAAGAATTGAATTTCTTTTAAAATGTTTCCAAGAATACAATAGTGATATTATTTTACATAATTATTTTGAGTCATCAAAAGGAACTGTTGAATCTTTTTTTAAGAATTTTGAAGAAATTAACATAAGAACAAATACACTTATTCAGGGTTGGTCTGGGTGTATTACTCATACAAACGGATATAGTGATAATATAGATAAAATCCATCATGGTCAAGTTACTGTTAAAAGATCAATTTTCGAAGAAGTTAAGTTTCCAGAAGAACGTGAATTTGAAACCAAAGAGGATTGTGTATTTTGTTATAGAGTCTTTAGTTTGCCCAATATAAAACACTCATATATTCAAAATGAGCTTTCATATTATAAACCATCAAATACTGGTGGTATTGCCCAATAAATTATTCTGGTCTTTGATTAATACTAATA